TATAACGTTCAACAATTTCGTAGAGCTTCTGAATATCCATTCCATATTCATAATCATCATCAGGAATAGAAATGTCAAACATCTTTTCCAATTCCATAACAAAATCAACCTCATCAAGACTATCTGCTCCCAAATCGTCCTGTAGCTTAGAATCATCTAAAATCTTTTCAGAATCAATTCCTAACTTGTCTGCAATCATTTCCTTAATCTCGTGTTTTTGGCTTTCGCTTAATTTACTCATTTTTGTTTCTATTTTTGTTGGTTAATAATTATACTCTTTCGCCTGTGTTGTTTTTTTGAAGGTAATCTAACCTATCCCATTCAGAAGCAAGCAAAGCACCTGCTATAATTAACCTTTCTGTATATGGCTTTTTACATAAATTAGAAAACCAATCTGAATCCCAATTTGTAGGTACTGAATCATTAGCTATTTTATAGCTTAACCTCCTAGAAGCATCTATAAGTTGATTTTCATCATACCATTCAGGATGTTTAGCATGATGCTCGGCTGTAAAACCATGCTTTTCAATTTGCTTTTTTCGCTCGATGGCGATTAACTCTACTCCTTTACTCATTTTTATTTATTTTAGTTGTTAATATTTAGGTTTTAAATGTTGATTAAAAGTAATACCCATTTCTTTCAAAATAGCATTGGACTTACCTCTTTTCAAATCAGGGTTTTTATATCCATATTTATTTTTAAGAAGCATTTTTAATTTGTGAGAAGTAGCATCCTTAATAAAAGTTCCATCGGATAAAGTTGCATCTCTTGAAACAATAACCATTGGATTTTCTATTTTTGAATAAAACTCATCATCAATGTCAAATAACTCAAATAGTTTTTCTTTGTTCGCTTCTAAAATATGAACTTGAAAACTATTAGTTGTTCTCCATCCATTGTCATGATGTGCTTTATAAAATGGAAACTCAAAACCTCCATAATCAGAATGTATTCTAAATAATTCCCAAGCATCGGAATCATCCATTTCGCTTAATTTCTTTTTTACTACCATAATCTAATTATCAAAGAATATTGTTTTCTGTTCGCTTTTTACGCGACCGTAAATCCGGAAAACCATTTTATGTTCGCCTTTGAAATATTTCAAATTTATTTCATCAATGCATTTGGTGTTATCATCAGTAATGGTGTTTGTACTTATTATTGGTTTTTTATATTCCAAAGCCCTATTAATCTGCCTTTGTGTTGGGGATTTTAAAATATCCAAGAAAAGCTTTAGCCAGTAATTTGCTTTATTATCTAAGTCAATATCTTTCATTATGTGATATTCAAACTCTAACCTTATTTTTTCTAACGGAGGCAGTCCTTTCATATATTTAAATAAAAACTCTTTACTTTCCTGAATTATTTTGGATGTAAGATGAAATGAAGTTCTGTCACTATAAAATAAATTTCCAGTTAAAAAAAAGTCTTGATGAGTAACTAACTTTCCTTTTGAATCAAATTTCTCCTTTTTATAAACTAAAGTATATTTTGAGGGAGGATTTTCTATTGTTATTTCTTTAATTAAATCCATATTACAAGTACCTATTTATTATTCCATTTTCTTTCTCGAAATTAACTCTAGCATTATATGCTTCCAGTTCATTTACGTAAGTACCTAAGTACAGTTGCTTATTATTAAATCTAATTGTAGAAGTCCATTTTTTAGCTTGTTTTGACCAAGAAACACCGCAATATTTAGATGTAGTATTTTTATTTTTATATCGATGTGTCCCATTTTCCCTGCGAGTAACCCACTCTAAATTTTTATAAAAATTATTAGATTTAACTTCATCTTTATGGTTTACCATTTCTAAATTTAAAGGATTTTCTAAATGAGCATCAGCAACCAAACGGTGAACTTTATGTGACTTTTTATAATTTTTATTATATAACACAACTGTTCTATATCCCTCACCATTATTTGCTGACCTTAATATATTTTCCTTTTTCAAATAAGAAAATTGTCCATTTTCTATAAACCTTGGAAGTGTTTTAACCCTACCTAGATCGCTAACATTGTAATAGTTTTCATAATTTAAAACAGGTTTCCATTGTTCTGTTTTCCAAACTAAATCAAATTCGTAGAAATAAATAATATCCTGTAAATCTAAATTTTTGCAATATTCCATAATATTTAAAATAAAAATGCCTTTACAAATCTATCAAGGGTCTCACTTCTTGACTTCAATGCAAAGGCTATTCTTTTATGTTTCATAGTGTGAGACCGAAACAATTACTTTGCAAATATATGAAATTATTTTATTTTAAACAGTTAGAATACATTTGCCTCTTGATAGCCTCCATGGCCATTGCGTGGTCTAAAGTCAACCGAAATTGATTGTAAAGCTTATTTGTTTCTCGCAAATTCCACATACACTTCGACTTTGTTAACCAATATTCAAAATCCCTATTAAGTGTTAATGAATCCAATCTGAAATCCTTCTGCTCTTGTGTTAATTCTATTTTTGCCATTACGCTATTTTTGTTAATTTAAAACTTGAAACAATCTCCTCAGAATATTGCCTTTGGCTCCTAATAACCACGTGGCCAAATCTGTTTTTCTTTTCAGGAATGGGAACATTGTCTTTATCCACTAATATGAAGTTAAACAATATTTCTCCTTTTGATACTAATCTCAGGAAGTTTCCTGACTGTGCTTTATAAACACCTCCGATAGTTGCATTCATTTTTTCTCTTTTAGTTTGTTATAGTAAAAAATTATTGTTAGAGCAATTGCTTCATTTAATTCGTTTTGAGGCACTTTTTTTTCAAAACGTTGTATTCGTCCATTATTATCAACTTCGATGTACCACGCCCCTGATTTTGATATTGGATATACTTTTATTCCATTCTTAGAAACAAAATATATTTGCTCAGGACTGGCTGTTTTTTGTAATAAATTCGATTTCTTTTTCAAGGCGATTTTTTTCTGTTTCGTATTTTGCTTTCATCTGCTGCATCTCTAATTCTAAAATCCTTTTCTCCGAACTAATAGTTTCTAATTTTTTTTCAACTGAAACCATTTCAACAATTGAAGCTCTGCAAATAGTTTCTAAGGTTCCGCAATATGATTGAATCCTCCAAATGCTTCTCAGCAATAAATCCAGTTCCTTATACCTACCATCATCTTTTTTTAGTTTGGTAATCCAATCAACAAATGAATTTTGTAATATCAATAAGTCATCCTCTTTCTGTTGCTCTAGCAAACTTTGATAAGCATCAGCATATTCAAAATATTTACGCTGATTCTTTAGCTTTTCAAATTCCCATTTAGCAATTGACTTTTCTTCTTTATTCATAATACTTCATTTTAAAAAGGTAAATCTTGTTCATCATCATCATTATCAAACAATGACTGCTTATTTGAAATCAATAATGCTTTTGGTGATATTTTTTCATTATTAGCAAAAACTTTTTCGCCAGCATTATCCCAGTAAAATTTAGATAAAGTTCTATCAAAAAACATCCCTACAGTTCCAACACTTGCAACACTTTTTGGTTTTGCTTTTGTTATCATAATATCTACTGCATTAGGGTGACCACTTTGCCTATGTACGGTAATCATACATTTTCCTGAATTATACCATTCACTACCGCCTTTCAAGTCGTATGGAGTAGGTGGTTTTCTATGACCATCTTTATCTGCTTCTGTTTTTACAGGATGAATAATAGTTCCAAAATGCATTTTATGGTATTCTGACATTGCATTACGATAACTTAAAACATCTTCCAGGTATTTATCATCCCGTCCAAAGCTCTCGCCATCTATTCCAACTCCATGTTTCATATCTTTCCAACTATCAATAGTTGCGGTTTGAATTCCACCATCAGTTTCGAATTTCATCTTTGCTGCCATATCCCAAAACTCATAAGGACTAATTTTAGCTTTTAAATCAACCTTTGTCAATATTCTGAAATGATGCAAAACCCAATCTAAATGCCTATCTATTTCCTGTTCAGAAATATAATTTGAGTTTATAAATCTCTTGTCAAAAGTTTTTCCAGAAATCTTATGAATCAAAACAGCTAATATCTCATCTTTATCTCCAACATCAGGAACATACATTAAATGCTTCCAACCATAAAATAAAGAAGTGTTTAAAAGCAATTCCAACCAAAATTCTGATTTTCCAGAAGCAGGAAACCCTGTTATATCTGTACATCCTGGTAAAGCAATTGTATAATGTTCATCTAAGAAAGGAAATCCTAAAAATTTACCTCTAATGGCTCCATTTTCCCTATATTTCATTAAACTCTCACGAGTATTATTGCTATCAAGTATTTCGAATCCTTTTTTCATATTAATAATTTATATGCCCTGTAGGCTTCTTTTCTGAAACAGGTTTCATAATTAATCTACCCTCTTGTTTTGATTTTCGCATCCAATTTTTCAAAGTGAGCATCCACCCTAATTCAGTTGAAAGATTTTTTTTCTCGCTCCAAGCAATTGCCTGTTCAATATAAGCTTTCAAATCTACTCCTGAATATTCTTTTACGAATTTAGAATCACTTGCAAGTTCATTTCTCAAAGTCTCATAATCACTCCATTTGCTTTCCCGAAAATAAATCTGTTTTGATTTTGATTTAACCTCAATAACCTCCTCTTTAAGCAATTCCTTAATCTTAAATTTTATTGCCTTGGAATCAGGAAAACAATCATTTGCTTTTTCGTAGGCAGAAATCCAATTGTTAAATTTTTTTAGCTGGCTCATAATTTTGTTTTTAAACTGGTAAATTTAATTTTGATAACATTGCTGTTGATACATGGCAATATATTTCAGTAGTTTTTACATTAGAATGTCCTAAATGTTTTTGTATGTACCTTAAGTCTGTTCCTGCCTCCAACAATGCAGTTGCGTTTGAATGTCTTAGTAAATGCATATGATATTCTTTCCCAATATATTTTTTTACTAATTGATTACAGCTTGTTTCACTATATTTATTTGAGAATTGCCCATTAAATAAATATTCTTTTGGCTTATATTCCGTAAAATATAACCTTAATAATTCTAATACTTTTTGACTCAAAGGGACTATTCTATCTTTATTCCCTTTTGAATTACGAATAAAAATAATCATGCGTTTACTGTCAACATCTGCTATCAAAAGATTAATTACTTCTGAAACTCTCATTCCAGTTGAATAAGTCATTGTCAATAATGCTTTATGCTTTGTGTTGGTTATCTTTTCCAATTGATTAAGCAAAAATTCCTTTTCAATTATTTTAGGAAGCTTCTTTTCCGAACGTGGATATTCAATATGTTTGAATTTCAATGGCTGTTTTCCAGTGTATTTATAAAACAATTTTACGGCTGAAATTCGATGTTTTCTGCCGTTAATTGAGTTTGCCAATAATAGCCATTCTTTAATTTGCTTTTCTGATATTTCAGATGGCTTTGTAGCTACCTTATTGAAGTAAGTTAAAAATAATTTAACTTGACTAGAATAATTTAAAATCGTATTTTCAGAATAGTTTTTCAGTTTTAAATCTTCGGAATACAATTCCACATACTTTCCGATATTCATAGTCTTAGGTGTTAAGTTTATTAGTATTCACGAAGATTGTTTACATATAGTAGTTACCGCTTATTGCACAACTTCTTCGGTAACGAGAACTTTTCCAGCCCATTGGAGTGCCATAGCTTTTGCAATTCCAGGGAATGTTTTACTTCTTAATTCAGCTCTTTGCGGTCCAGGCGTTGCTTTGTGAATTTCAAAAGTTCTATTTTCTTTAGGAATTAAATTTGTGTGTTTTAATTCAGGAAGTCCATATAACCATAAACAAGTTGCTTTGCTCGTTGTGTCTCCAAACTGCCACGGTTGAATTAATTGGGTATATTTTTCAATACCTTTTTTGTCTGCGATTCCATTAACTGCATATTTATGAGGAATAGGATTTTCAAGCGCAAATTTTAAAATTCCATTTTTCAAACATTCATATTTTATTTTATTGAAAAATTCCATTGCGTCAATTAAACTAAACCATCTTTGAGTGTTTTGTCTTCCGTCTTTTTCGTAAAGCCATCTTACACCGCTATTGCATAAAAATGTACAGGTTGGATGAAAAATTCCTGCATCCCATTTAGTTATAAATATTTTTTGTCCTGATTCAGTAATTAATGACCCGCCTTTTATTACCTGGAATAAATCCATTTGAAAATGCCATTCTGGATGATTTCCAGAACACGGTTTTAAATCACAGCTATATGCTTCGTGACCTAATTTTCTTAACTCAATTGTAACTGCTTGTGATTCCTCGCAACCGACCAGAATAACAAGCGGTAACACGTGATTGTAGCTATTGCCATATTGGTCTTTAATTTGATTATTATTTTGCATCTGAATTGTTGTTTTTTAATTTAATGAGTCGGTTTGTTTTTTGGCAACATCTACAATCACCATCCGTTATAAGTAATACTGCGTTTAGTTTTCATAAGAACTATTTTGCAGTCCACTTCGGGCATCTTATGCAAATTTCAGGTGCATTTTCATGAGCAGGGATAAACATTCTATCCATATCCATTTCGGGGTTTTTACAATCATTTTGTTTCCACGTTTGTAAAAATTGAGGCTCATCCTCCATTCCGTTAGAATCATTTATAATATTTTTGAATTTACAACTTAAACAGGTTTTGTGAATTGGGTTTTTCCAACATTTGCAATTATCGTCGTGTTTTATTGCTTGTTGTTTTCTCCAAAATCCTCTTCCACAATCTGAATAATATCTAATAACTTTTTTTGCTATCATAACCGTACTACTTATAACAGTGGCTACATTTCAGCTTTGCACTGTTGATTAATTTAAAAATTTGTTTGTACTTGTGTTATTTTGGCATATCCGAAAGATGGTTTCTTATCCCATCAAGCCGAAAGTGTAGCCACGAAACGTTAGCAGGTATTGCTACATAACGTTTTTAGAAGACACTTCTCTTAAATGATAATCATCAGGCATTTTCCATAAATCCTTTAATTCTTCTAGAACTTTGTTGTAAAAAACAACTCTATCGTGATTTTCATCATTAGTGTATTCTTCTAGAGTTTCTTTGATTATATTTTTTACCGTAACTGTAGCTGATTTTTGAGCTAAATCCAAGTCTTTAACACCTCCGTGATAATGCTCTCTAGTTATTCTTAGAGCTTCAATTTTATAAATATTTTCCATAATTACTTTTTGTTTAAATTACCCACAACGCCTGCTAACATATGCTACAAGCCATATGCAGACGTTTTGTGCTTTGATTCAAATTTTATTTTGGCACACGGCGTGTAGCATCCGCCGTTGTAGGTAAGTTTACTCAACTTTGTAGCCAAAGTTACGCAGGTCGGTTTTTTAATTCCATTGAATCGATAATTGCTCTTTGTTTTACAACTAATTGATTATGTATAACAATCGGATTATCTTTTTTTAACTCAATTTCAATTTCTTTTAACTTTTCGTGTTTAACAATTTCTTCAATTATTTTTCTTAATACTTGTTCTCTTTTTGGAGTAATTCGCTCATTTGAGCAAAAATTAACTAGACTGTCATATGCATTTCTCATAATTCGTGTGTTTAAAAAACCTACCTACAACAATTTATTGTACTTATAGCTAGATTTTGATTAATTTAATGATTTGTAATTCTTGTTATTTTGGTTCTTGAACCGTTACATTGTGCTTTATCAGGTCGCTACAAGTACAATAATTGACGTTAATGTTTAATTATAACTTCACTTTCTTTAAAAGCCCCGTTTCTTCTTATATCTCCGTTGCGATTGAATTCTACCAAGTAAACTGAATCATTTGCAATTTCCATGTAGTCAACATAAAAGTTTCCTTTAGGAGTGATTACTTTATATTTTGTCACGTAATTAGTTTTACAGGAAACAGATAAAAACAAAACACATAAAGCAATTATTTTAACAGAATAATCAATGTAAATTTTACCACTGAAACATTGCTGTAAACTTCTAGCTTCTCCATAAGATAACTTTCTAGTTTTTTTTCCATCTTTATATTCAACTCTCCAATACCAATAATCCAAAAATATTGCTCTGTACCAAATTATTATAATTCTTTTCATGTTTAAAAAAATTAAAGTTATTAAATGAGAAAACCACTATTATTAAATCCACTTCTGACGTTAGATTTTCATAATAGCGGTTCGCTAGTTTCTTATGATGTGAAAGTTTATAGTCAGAAGTCAATCACATGGCAAATATATTACTTTTGTTTAAATAACCAAACAAAAGTTTAATTATTTTTCTAAACCCACCAAATTTTTTCTTTGTACTTTTTAAATAACCAAATTATAAAAAGAATTATACCTAACCCTAATACCCAATAATACCAAGGAATGGCCTTTTTTTCAGTTTCCTTTTGTTTTTTATAAGTTTTTGACTCAATAGTACCTTTTACATCTTTTTGCTCATTATAGGCTTTATTTTGCTTTATTTCAGAATTAATATTGGAATCAGTTTTGATATTATTATTCTGAATTGTCTTTTTGATAGTTTTCTTGGAATTATTCAAAACAATCTTTTTACCATTATCATCCATAACAACAGCTTCCTTGGTAGGGTCTTCCGCTTGATATGTAGTTTCCTCTACAATCGTTTGATTTTTATCATCAACTTTTATAGTAGAAGTTTGTTTCACATTAGCGTCTGTTTTTTTTTCAATAATAGAATTATCAAAAACAACAGACTTACTATCCTCTTTCGTAATATCTACATTTGATTTCCTCGCTCCACAAGATACTAATAACATCAATATAGTTAAGATTAAAATTATATTTTTCATACTATTGAATTTAAAAATTTATTGTAATATCCACATATTAATTCTGCTTTGTCTAATCCATTTATAATTTTTCTTGCATTGATTGGATCTGTTTTTTCTTCATTAAAATAATCACTTAATTTTTTAGTTGTGAAAATACCGTTTCTCATTCCGTAAAATGTAGCCCAAATTGAGGGTTCATTTTTAAGTAATAATTCAGGATGCTTCACAAAGTCCCATCCTTTAACATTTCTTTTTGTTAGTAATTGATAATTTGATAACCAAGTTACCTGCACATGGCCCCTTCCATAATATGAAATACCATTTATTAACTTAGAATAAGGCCTTCCTTTGCCTTTTCCATATTCTTCAATAGGCAACATAGTTTTCGCTGTTTCGTGCCATACAGTAGCTAAAATATAAGCTAAGTGTTTTTTATCAATACCGTCCCATTGGTTAAAAAACAAATTAAACGAATCTACTTGACTTTGATTCAAAACACCAAAGTATGATTTTATAAGTCCAAATGTTGCGGGTCTATTTATTGTCATAATTATTAGTCTTTATTTATTTTAGATCTTCTTTCCTTCCTAATGTACCATTGATTAGTAATTTGAAGTATTAACAATGTTAAACTTAACATTGCCATTATAGATTTGAAAATTATATCAGCATTAAAGTATTCTGAAATGAAATATAATCCTGTAGAAAACCACGTTCCTGTATTAAATATTTGAGATAAAGTATGATTCATTTTTTTTTAGGTTCTAATTTATAAAAAGCTATTGCTATCAGTATAAAAATAAGCGGATTTATATAATTTAACATTTCTTGTCCTAAAGATATAAAGAATTTTAATATAGAAAATAAAAGAATTGATAAACATAATGAAGTTCCTAAATTACGTATATGTTTGTCTTTTTGTTCAACGAAAAGAAGTGCTAGTATTAAGTAATTAGATATAAAAAAGGATCCATTCCAAAAAGTGGTATCCTCTCCAAACATCATATAAACTGCTGTAAACATAAGCAGTAAATAAATAGGAATTTTTTCTGTTTTCATAAGATTATCCTTTTGGTCCTCTTGGCGGTATAGGATCTCCTTCCTCTGCGAATGCTATAGCATTTTCTTTATCTGTAACAGTTTCGTCAATCTTATCTCTAATATAAGCTTTACCCTTATTAAAAATAGCTTGAATAATAACTGACCCGAAAAGCCCCATAGCTATAAAACTAGCTCTAATGTAATCTAATATTTTTGGATATTTTAATCCGACTTCTCCAAAAATTAAAAGCCAAACAAATATCATTGCTATAGACAAAGAGACTCCTAAGAAATCTTTAGTAAGATAGTCTTTAATAGTAAAATCAACTTTTAGCCGTTTGGCATCAGTCATTAGAGAATTGGCTTTTATCACACAGTGGATAAAAACTCCTAAAAAACCTCCGATAAAATAAATGAAGTATTCCATATTTGTTTGTGTTTGTTAATTAACTATACTATAACTGCAACAGGAAATCCAACCCATCCAGTAGATGTTTTTTCATACATTAACGCCCCTGCTATAATTGAAATAGCATGAACTCTGTCTCCTGTTTTTGCAGTAGGATAACTACTATCTAAAGTAGCCTCACTTAAAACTACAGTTGTTGTATCGGTATAGACTTTTAACACATCTTCATCTACAGCTACTGTGTACGTTCCTGCTGGTTTTTCTGGAAAATTAAAGTTAATATCTCCGTTAGAATTCCTTAGTAAATTTAAGTATAGATTGGAGTAACCTTCTACAACTGTGTAGTTCTGTCCAATTATTCTTCCAGCTTCTATTGAGGAAAATATCCCATATCCTGTATCATTATAATCAGGTTGAGTAGCAGTTATATTTAAACTAGATATGTCTAAAAAAATTCCTGATGCTGCTTCAATATGTAAATATGAATCTAATAAAGTATTTCCTGTATCCACTACACTTTGTAAATCCTGAGCTCCCGCTGTAATATCATCTAAAGTAGCTAAGGTTCCTTCATATCCATCTGGTTTAGCTATAGGGTAATTAAATGTTCTAGTACCCGCTGTATTTGGTAGTTTATTAATTACTACACTTCCTCCTACATCGTTATTATTAAAAGTCTCTCCCGAAGTATTTCTTGAAGTACTAATTCCCGTTACATTTAACTGGAATTCCCCTGAAACTAAAAAAGAACTGTTACCTATTGAATCATTTAATTGTATAGAATTTGGAGATAAAACTATTCCTTCATCGTTGGAAGAACTGGATATACCTATATATTTATCTATAGCATCACTTCCATTATCTAATACACTCTGTAAATCCTGAGAACCTCCGCCTGTGACTTCTGTCCATGTTGCATCTTGTCTGGCGTATTGTAAGCCGTCTATTGGTGCTTCTTCTAATCCCACACTTTCTCCAGAAATAACAATCCAATCTCCTAAATTCAAAGAAGGGTCTGAGTTTTTTCCTGATCCATTTTGATATGTAATACCTAAATAACTTACTACAGAATTTATTTTATACCTTTTTTTAGCGTTCCACGTTTCATTGGTGTTTACTAATTGTGATTTAATTTTCATTTCTTGTTTTTTTAGGTGAAACATTTGGCTTATCAACAACCTCTTCTTTTGGAATAATTTTACTCTCTTCTAAATTCTTTTTGAAATTATCTTCCCAACTTCCTAAATTCAATAATTCATCCGCTTGCTCTCTTGAAATTAATTTTAGTTCTAACATTAACTCTATTGCTTTTACTTCTTTCAATGGATCAATATGAGGCATATTTTTACCAAAAAATCTACATTGGGAAAAACTTTCTATTACCATAAAGTTATTTCTGTTTTGAATGTAGCCATCAGCATTTATTTTATTAGTTAAAATCTGGAACTCTAACCATAATTTATAAAAAGGAATATAAAACTGTAATGAAAAAGTATCTCTATCTACAGAAGTTGTATAACCAAAACTATTTATAGCAGCTCTTGATGCTGAGTAATTTGAACTATACTTACCCATTGCTACTTCTGGAGGAATATCTTGGCCAGCACTAATCTGGTCAAAAACGGCACCATGAAATTCCCCATAATTTGTTTCAATACTTGTGGAGAAATCTTCTAATTTTGAACCAATAGGCATATTAAAAGTAGTTCCTGATGTTTGTTCAGAAATCCTATTTGCTAATCCATCTGCTAAAACTGCATTACTTGGAACATCTATTAATGTATCTCCTCTTTTTTGAGAAATTTTCCTGTCAATTGGACTTTCTCCTGTAGATTCTTTATCATGAATAATTGCATAAA